GCCATGATTAACCCCGTTTTTGATTGTTAGCGCGGGCCATGTTGCGACCTACAGCTCGCATTTGTTGGCCAGTAGGGCCACCCTTGCTGCTCTTGCCACCGCGAGGATTAGCCGCTGTAGGACCACTGTTAGCCATTACTTGAACGGAAGTCTTGCCACGTTGGGCAACGCCGTCGGCTGATTTTGTGTATGCCATGTTTAAACTCCTAAGATATAGTTACTGTACCAACAAATGATCTAATTACCAAGTAGTTTGGCGTTAGATTTGAATCAAAACTACTCGCCCCGCCAGCCGGTGCCCAGCCCCACTGAATGTCACGCGAGCCGCCTGAAAGATTGCCGTTAGCGTTTACACCAGAAGTCACATACGTTGTATCTCTGCGTGGATTGCGCAAAGCCTGTGGATCATCAACAGGAAACGTGCCAAGCATTAGCTGCGGGTGGTCTGGATCCCAGCATTCAGGGCAAACTAACAGCTGATACTTGCGCTGCTTAATGATCTCAGTCTTAAGCTTCTTTAGTTTAAACTGTTGACCGCAGCGGTCGCACTCAGCAATCGCTATCTTGCCGGATGCGAATCTGTTACCCATTACATACTCCCACCAATGAACATTTGACGGGGCACAAACCTCACGGCTGCTTTTTCCCTGTCTTCACCAGCGGCAGTTTCAAATGTTTCATCGTAGATCTGTTTGAGCATCTGAATGCGTGGCATTAACTCAGGCACTTTAACAGCAATGTGGTACGCCAAACCCGCTACCAAACATGGCAAAAACCGGAAGTTCATATCTGATGTTTCTACACCAGCGCCAGCATCTTGCACACGGCGCAGTCTCCAGTACACAAACTGATATGGAGTAGAGTTGTCAGGCGTTGGCCACACAGTCACTGCCGGTAGCTGGGGCACATAGACTGCTGTACTAATTAGATGAGAAGCTGCGGTCGTGTTGTTTTGCCCACGGAACACGCCGCTTAGGGTATTCCCTGATATGTACGTGTAGTAAATATCTTCGCTGTCTAAACGAATAAACCCAGACCCAGCTAGGCCAACCACCGAGTTAAGCGTGATCGTTGTGTCCGTGGCATTGATGGCTGCCGCCAAAACAGAAGACGTTGGATTAGTTTGGCCAGAAAGCCTTTGAACCCACACCTGAATTGGTCTAGCCTGCTGTAACTTGTTTGGGATTGTGGCATAAGTAGAAACACTAATACGAGTGATGGTTAAATCAGCTTGTGTTGATGAAGTGTTCTGGCCGGTACGTATAACATGTTCCAACAAATCAATCGTATCTGTTGGTAATGCATAAGTAGCCAAGCCGGGCGTTAAGTTAATAACACCCTGCTCCATCGTCCACATGTTAATGCCTTTGTTCTGCCACTCAATGGTCATCAAGTTCATTGAACGGCGAGCGGTCCTTAGATCATAACCAGAACGCATCTCCCGGCCAGCCCTCTCCCAAGCTTCTTCGGCAATTTCCGTGAAGTCAAGATTAAAAAGGGTTGAGCCGGTGGTGGTCATAAATTACTCCGCAGCAGGCGCTTCTTCAACAACTACTTCAGCAACTTCTTCAGTGGCTTCTTCGGCAGCAGGTTCTTCAACAACCACTTCTGGCTCTGCAAGCGGTGCTGGTGTTAACTGCGATTGAATCTTTTCCAGCAAAGCAACTAACTCAGCGTCTTCAACGCCGTAGGCGCTTAAAAACTGAGCAGCTCTGATGCGCACAGCACCAAGAACCAAGACATCTTCTTCGGGGGTGAGGGTAAGTTGTGACATGTTAAATCCTTATTTTGCAGTCTTTGCAGAGTTAATAAAATCTTGCTCAGTTGGAGCGCCCTTTGCTCCGGGCTTGCGCATTTTTTCTTTAGAGCCAGCGGCTATACGCTTTCTCTTTGCATGGATGTTGGCGTACAAACCAACCTTACCACCTTCAGCATACTGTGTGAAGTCAGTATCATCCCGGCGGGCTTTCTTTACACCCTTGGGCATTTTACTTGGGGATATGGCCCCCATGCCACGGCTGGCGATCATGATTTAGCACATCTTTCCGCGTGTTTTACCACGCTGGGCTATACCGTCAGCGGCTCTTGTGTAGCCGCCAGCAGACATTTTTTTAACCGAAGCGCCATCCTTGTCTTGAGGCACGGGCATACCTTCACGGAAAACTGTGTCTTTTGGGGGAGAAGTTTTCTTAGGTACGGGTTTAGGCGCTGCTTTTTTAGCAGCGGGTACGCCTTCTGGGTCAGTAGGTGGTTGACCCATTTCAGCTGTGTAAACGCCGCCTTCTGCGTATTTTTTCATGATACTTCCTTACATTTTTCCGCCGCCACACATGGCGATGGTTTTACCCTTGGTCTTGCCTCGTTGGGCAATACCATCAGCAGCGCGTGTGTAGCCGCCAGAGGAAAGTTTAGTCATGGGCTGACCTTTATGCAAACGGCTTTCGTGTTTGTTCACGGCCTTCTGCATCATGGCTTTGTCCATCTTTACATCTTCATGTTTCATATCGCCACCTTTTGCAAATTTTCGGCCTTTGTCAGCCGTTGAAAAATCTTTACCCACTGACATGGGTACGCCTGCTTTCTTGGCAAACGCTGGACTGTGAGCCACCGCTTCCATGAACCTATGCTGTTTTGCGGATTTTGATGGCATTACAAATACCTTCCTTTAGTCTTGCCGCGCTGGGCGATACCATCGCCACGTTTGGAGGCCGAAGAAACTTTGGATTTTGATGGGGATGACGTTTTAGACTTCACCTTGCCACCACTCTTCCAGCCACCACCATAATAAGCGGAGTCTATTTCCCTTGAAGGTCCAGCTTGGATGCTGCGATCTTCTACAGGAATATCTCTGCCGCCAGACATCGCATCTCTACCATAATCTGTTGCCATAGACTTAGCCACCCCAGACGCAAATCCAGCAGGATTGGTTGCCAAACCAATACTATCTTTAGGAAGACCTAAAGCATTTTCAAGTTTGCCAGCCGCGTAATCTCTAGCTTTACCGCCAATATACACTTTAGCAAGCCCTGCGAGTAATGCAACCATGATTAATTATCTCCCTTGGCGAATAAGCTGGTCAATTTTTTCTTCCAGCTTGTTAAAGCGTTGGTCAATGTGACTTGTAATGCGGTCAACTTCTGCTTGAGTAACGTTATCACGGGCAACCTCCTCACGTGTTTTGTTCAGCAGGATTGTGACGCGAGCCAGCTCCCGGAACTTTTCATTCATCATGTAGCCAATCAGTCCAATTAACAAGGAAAGGACAGCTAACCACGCAGTGTTTAAATCTAGCATTTCCATGCCCTCAACGATTTATTGATGCGTGAGTCTGGGTCTTTGGCGGTCTTGGCTGAAGTCAATTTCTTCTTCATGCCTTCCATCCTCGCACAGAATGAATCTTTGCGAGAGCCGCCTTCCGGCTGGGGAGGTTTCAAGTTCATGCCTTGCGCTTTCGCGGAGGCTCGCCCTTTGGCGTTTAAACCGCCTTTGGGATTCTTGCCCTCTTTCCTCTGCCATGCTGGACTCTTAGCCATAGAACACCGTAACTTTTGCCGCTGTTGGCAACGTAACGTGTACGTCGGTTGTAAACAAAATGCCTTCGCCGGGGATAATGTTGGCAAAGGGGTTGTTGGTATTCGCAGGCACATTAAACTGCAAACGGATAGTGCCGGAAGCACCACCGTCACGGAAAATAATGTCGCCAGCAGTACCGCCAGATAAACACTGATAGCCTTTAACGCGATTGCGACCGGACACCATGGTGCCGGTAGCCTCGACGTGCGCTGCTTTAACGTCTGTCTGCATCATAATTAATCTCCTGTAATGCGGGGGCCGAAGCCCCCTAGATTAATTAGTCGTTCTGCTGACCAACCAATGGATCTGCAACGAAGTAGGTGATGAAGCCACCAACAGTGCCAGCACCGCTTGTGTCGATAGTCGCGGTGACATAAGACAACGCAGCAATAGCTGTATTGGTCAAACCAGAGGTCACTGTACCGGCAGAAGCCACAGACAGGTTGTTAGCGATAGCTGCACCAGTCACTGCACCGCTTGTGTAGTTGCGAGTGCCAAGGTCAATTGAACCTGTACCAGCGTCATTGATCACAACAGACAGCACAACTGCGCCAGCTGGGAGAATCAATGCGGGAGCGCCAGCAGCGGAAGAAACTGCGACGTTGGTTGCGGTAGCAACAGAAGCGTCTGCAATGTAGAACTGAGCGGCCATAACGCCGGAGCCACAATAAGCGGTGCGTGTTTGATCGCCGCCACCAGAACGCCAAATACTTTGGGTGGTTGATAATGCCATGATAAATTGTCCTTACATACAAGATCAGCGCATCAATCGGTATGTCGTTTGCCGGGTCAATTTGATGCACCGGATACCCCGGGCTACTGTGTTTATACCACTACGTTTAAACCAATGCAACAAAAAAGGGGCCGAAGCCCCTTTCTTTTTTTGATGCCTATTAGGCTCCGGGAGAACCGAAGATGCCCAAAGGATCAGACACGCCGAAGCTGTAACGCTCACGGGCTTTGTAACGAACGTTACCTGTGTCGAAGTCACCGTCCATGCCGGTAGACATGGG